CATCGCTCAGCCATCGCTCAGCCATCGCTCAGCCATCGCTCAGCCATCGCTCAGCCATCGCTCAGCCATCGCTCAGCCATCGCTCAGCCATCGCTCAGCCATCGCTCAGCCATCGCTCAGCCATCGCTCAGCCATCGCGTGCGCACGCGTGCCCTATAGGGCCTTGGCAATGCCTTGGCTTGCGGTAGCTCAGCGATCGCCGGGCAGGGGGGGGGTTCGCCGGCATCGACTTCGGGGGTGCCGGTCGTCGGATCGCCTGAGTACCCCGTGGCAGGCCGCAGCCCCCTCCAACGCAAACGACGACTTATTAAGAACGATTCTCAGAAATACCGCAACCCTCTCCAACACATTCAAGGACTTATTAATAACCAATCTCAACACCAGCCCACGCGAAGCCTCCGCCAAGCCCTCGCCACGCAAACGCGGAGTAAACGGTAAATTTTAAAATTTGCAGAAGCCATTCCGACGAAAAACAGAGTAATCTCGCGCCCGGCAATCGGTATTGCGCAATACCCGCCCCGGCTCTCCCTGAGACCTACGGAGAGTGGCCAAATCCTTGGCGAAACGCCACCTATTGACGACGCTACCACTTCTGGCGTATGCTGTCCGCCAAGCGGCCCTCTGCGCAACTTCCCCCGCAATGAGATCCGCCAGGACGGGGGAGCGATGGCCTAGCCTCCTCCCCCGTCCGCACCAATTCGAGGGAGTTGCGCCTTATGACCGCCCGCGTTGGCACGTTGACCCACAAGCAGATGCTTTTCGTCGAGATCTACCTGGACAATGGCGGCAACGCCACTCAGGCAGCGAAGACGGTTGGGTACAAGCACCCGCACCAGCAGGGTCCGCGTCTCATGCTGCACCCCCAGGTAGTGGCCGCGATCGAGGCCAAGCGCGCCAAGATCTTCCAGAAGGCCGAAGTCAACCGCGAGTGGCTGATCGAGCAGTACCGGAACATCGCGGAAGCTGGCATGATCCTGGCCAAGTTCCGCAAGGTTCAGAAGGACGGCTCGATCATGTGGGACTTCAGCGGCGCGACCCAGGACGAGTTGGCCCTGCTGACCGACATGAGCACCGAGATCTACATGGACGGACGCGGGCGCAACGCGAAGAAGGTCAAGAAGTTCAAGGTCGGGTTCACCGAACCCAAGGCCGGTCTCGATCAGCTTGGGCGGATCATCGGCGCGTTTACCGACAACGTGAAGCACACCGGCGAAGTTTCGCTGGTCGAGCGGCTCCAGAAGGGCCGCGAGCGGGCCAAGGGGGGCGAGAAAGAATGACCGACCTGTTCGCCATCACCGTAGCGTTCCTGAACTCGCCGGGGGGCGTCCTGCTGATGATCCTCGGCTTCATCGTGCTTCTGAGGCGGAAATAATGTGCATAGGCGGCGGTGGCGGGATCGGCAAGTTCTTAGGCCCGATCGACCCGATAACGTCCAAGGTTCGTGAGGCCGTCGTGCCTGAGCCGATCAAGAAGCTCGACAGCCTGCCGTTCAAGGCCCTGAAAGACGTGGCCGGCGAAGAAACCACGACCAAGATCCTTCATGCGGGCCTCAGCACGCCCGACACCAAGAAGAACACCAAGACCCTTCTAGGCCAGTAACTACACTCGGGGGAGTTCCATGAAAGAAGATGACGATCGCGTCTACTGCGTCCAAGTCAACGGGGGCGTGGCCTTCCGGTTCCAGGCCGACCGGCCCTCGGGCCTTGATGAGGTCAGCGAGCAGGCCCGCGCGTGGATGACCAAGCATGGCTTCGTCTGCGAGGGCGAGATCGTCAGCACCGTCATTCCCCGGCATAGGAACTGACATGGCGTCTCCGTCTCCCGACGAGGAACTGGCCGACCTGCTGGCGGAATTCTACGCCGACCCGCTGGGCCACGTCATCTTCAGCTACCCGTGGGACACCGAGAAGTCCATCCAGCTTGTCGATTGGTATTCCGACGATCTCAAGACTCTGATCCCGGTCGAGAACAACGACAAGAAGGTCTCCGTCTGGGATTTGATGGAGCCCTACCGCAAGCGCTTTCCGAATGTTCGCTTCGGCCCCGACTGGTGGGCCTGCGACTTCCTCGACGAGGTGGGGCGCGAGGTCAAGAAACGCGGCTTCGACGGGCGCAAGGCGGTGGCCCCGATCCAGATGGCCACCCTGTCCGGCCACGGTATCGGCAAGAGCGTCATCGTTGCCTGGCTGATCAAGTGGATCCTCGATACGCGGCCCCTGTCCAAGGGGATCGTCACGGCGGGCACGGCCGATCAGTTGCGCACCAAGACATGGGCCGAGGTCGGCAAGTGGCACAAGATGTCCCTGACCTCCCACTGGTTCGACTATAGCTCGGGCCGGGGCTCCATGTCTCTCGCGGCCAACCGTACCGACGCCCGAGGCCAATCCCTGAAGGAGCAATGGCGATGCGATGCCCAGACCTGCCGCGAGGAGAACTCCGATGCCTTCGCGGGTCTGCACGCCGCCAATGCGACCCCGTTCTACATCTTCGATGAGGGATGCCACGACGACCAGACCGAAGTCATGACCGAGACCGGGTGGAAGCCGTTCGCCGCGCTGGCATCGGCTGACCGCCTCCTGACCCCCGAGGGCTGGCAGACGCCGAGCCACCTGCATGTGGCGCATCGCAAAGGCACCATGCTCTCGATCGAGAAGCGCGGCCTGTCCCTCTGCGTCACGCCCAACCACGATATGTACGGCCGTTCGCAGAAAGGTGTACTGAAGAAGGTTCAGGCCCAAGACGTTTCAGAGAGCGGCCTCATCGCGCCCCGCACGGTCGAGTGGAGCGCGCCTGACGTGGGCGTGACCGACGACGAGATCCAACTGGCGGCGTGGTACTACAGCGAAGGCCACCTGATTTCCAACACCTACGAGTGCAAGGTGCGGGAGCAGAAGGCGCCCGAGTTCTTCGGCTTTGGGATCACGAACAACGTGGACCACGGGATCTCCGATTTACTCGACCGGCTCGGGCTGAAGTGGTCCAAGAATGGGAACCAGTGGCTGGTTTACGATCGCGAGCGCGCCGCTGCGTTCGCCCAGCGGGGCCGCACCTGCCTCGACAAGGCGCCGCCCACCGAAATGCTGGCGTTGAGCCAGCGGCAGCTTCGGGTGTTCCTTGACATCTACGCGACCGGCGACGGCTATAGGCATAGGCAGCAGACGATCTTGTACACCTCCTCGCGCAAGATGGCGGACGTGCTGCACGCAATGGCCGTGCTCGCCGGCTATAACGCTTCCTTGACCCGCCGCGCGCTGGCAGGAAAGCGTAGCTGGATTAAGGACCACTGGGCCACGTCGTCAGCCGATGGGTGGGTCGTAAGCTTGTCGGAGACCGGCGAAGGCGCCCATCTGAAGCGCAGCGTGTTCAAGCCCATCGAGTACGACGGCATGGTTTACTGCGCCACCGTCCCGGCCGGGTTGCTCCTGACGCGCCGCAACGGCACCGTGCTGTGGTCGGGTAACTCAGCCGTACCGGACAAGATCTACGAGGTGAGAGAAGGCGGCACCACCGACGGCGAGCCCATGACCTTCGACTTCGGCAATCCGGTCAGGAACTCCGGCAGACTGTTCGAGGAAGCCGAGGGTAAGCTGCGCCATCGCTACATCGTGCGCCATATCGACAGCCGCACCGTCCAGATCACCAACAAGGAGCGCATCCAGCAATGGATCGACGACTTTGGCGAGGACAGCGATTTCGTCAAGGTCCGCGTGCGCGGGCGGTTCCCCAGCGCCGGCTCCCTCCAGTTCATCCCCACGGCCGATGTCGAAGAAGCGATGCGACGGCCCCTGTTCCTCGATCGCTCGGCGCCCCTGATAATCGGCGTGGACGTGGCCCGCTTTGGCGATGACGAGAGTGTCATATACCCCCGCCTCGGCAAGGATGCCCGCTCCTGGGCGCCGATACCCGGCAAGGGCCGCTACCGGGGCCTCGATACCGTCCAGTTGGTCGGCAAGGTGATCGAGACCGTGCGCAACTTCCGCCAGTTGGGCAAGCAAGTGTCGGCCCTCTTCGTCGATGGTGGCGGCGTCGGCGGCGGCGTCGTCGATCAGTTGCGCAACCTCGGCTACAACCCGATCGAGGTCCAATTCGGCGGCGGGGCCACCGACAAGACGACCTATCGCTACAAGTCCGACGAGATGTGGGGCAATCTCCGCGACGATCTCAAGGCGGGCCTGATCCTGCCCGGCGACGACAACGAGACCGGGGGCGTCCTCAAGGAACAGTTGACCCAGCGAGAGTATGGCTACACCAAGCAGGGCAACAAGGTCCACCTTGAGGCCAAGGAAGACATGAAGAAGCGCCTCGGCGGCGACTTCGCCTCCCCTGACGTGGCCGACGCCTTGGCTTGCACCTATGCCCAGGAAGTGGTAGCTTTGGCCGACACGTTCGCCGGGCAGCCCTTGTTCGCCCAGCATGAGTACGATCCTCAAGTCGATAAGGTGAACTGACATGTGTGGCGGCGGTAAAGTGATAC